CTAGCGTTTGATTTTCTTAAGACTATCTAGTCTAAAAATACTACTCAACTTATTAATAGCATCTGGGTCACACAGCTTTTCAACGCAGTTCAAAAGAATCTGAACATCGGCCCAGCTATAGTCAGTCGTGATATTTCCAGTGCTATGAGCCATTAGTTGCTGTCTATCTTCATTTCCTACTCCAGCTGCACGTAAACGAGTTGAGAATGTAGCTCTCGCACTGTGCCAATCAATGTGGCTCAAGTTGACAGAGGCTCGTGCGTTTTTAAAGTGAGTATTTCTGAAGCGGTTGAACTTACCTCCTTTTGGGCTTGGAAATACAAACTCCTCATCTCGTCCTTTCCAGCGGTCTATGATCCCGATAGCAGTGCTATTCAATACAAGCAGCCACTCCCCTGAGCCAGTAATGTTACGGCCGTACTTTAAATATTCACCGGGAATGATAAAAGCTCGGGTATTTATCATTGGCAGGTTAACTTCCCATTCCCAGCGTAAATTTGCCTGAGTTTGCTCGCGTAAGCCTGTATTGGTAGCAAAGTTCCAAAGATCTTTGTAGTCATCACTAAATGCGTTTAATAAACGAGACTCTTCCTGATACTCAATTGGGTGAGTTGGTTTTTTGTCATTCTCAGGTATTTGTTTAAGTGTCGGAGCCGTAGCAAGATAAGGCTTGTTATACTCATCACGCCACTCGGTAGCGCATAAATTTAACAGTCTGTTGGTTGTGCGAATACTACGGTTGATTGTTGTCGCTTTAGCACCCTTATTATTATATCCGCCAAATTCGCGCTGGTATTCAATATATGGCTCTAGAGATGCATTTACGATCTCATCAAGGTAAAACTGCCCAAGAAACTCAACGACCTTTCTCAGGTCGTTTAAATCGTTTTTAATGCTTGGTTTCTTTATTCGTTCGTAATACATGAGACATGCGTCATCAAATGTAATTCGTGAGGGTTTACCATGGATTGCATGCTCCTCAGCTTCACTGATCCATAACCTCGCTCTACGCTCTGCTTCGTCGTAGTCTCTTGTGCCAGTTGTTTTGCATAAGCGTCCTGAATACTTCAGCTCCTTATCAATGTGCCAGATTCCATTTTTGCGTTTGATAAGTCCTGGTAAAGTCCTTTTAGCCATTCTTTTCTATTTCCCTGAAGCCATTGCTCGGGTAAACGCAGATCCGTTTGCGCGTTGCTGAGTTGTTGGTTTGCGTGGTTTTGGTCTGATTGTCTGTCGTGCGTTCTTTTCACGCTCTTCTGTGAATAAGATACGTATGAGCTCGTCCATTTCAGTAGTCCAGAAATAAATATTTCCATCTTCACGAGCTGTTAAACGAGGCTGGTACTTGGTTGTAAATATTTTGATAGATACGCCGCAGTATTCTGCTGCAGCTGTTTTATTCATTTGTGCAGGTGGGTATGTCATGGTTTAGCCCTACTGTTTTTTACTAGAATTAGACTTACTGGTTGCTGCAATCAAGAGGCAGAAGACGGCAAAAATGCCGACTCCCACTAGTAACAAAAACACCGCTTGAGATGCCTCTACCGCTTCTGGTTCAAAGAAGTTCATTCGCCACCTGTGTAAATAATTCTGAATGGTTTATTAGCTGAGATTTTCCCCTCCGCTTTCTTTGCCTCAAAGACACTTTTAACTCGTGGATATCCCACATTCAGACCCTTAAAAATCAGTGTTGGTGAGAAACGAATATCATCGGATTTAGGGTCGTTTGATAGTCGATCAATCTCCTCCTCCAGAGCCTTCATTTTTTGTTCGACACCATCAATCTCAACAAGGCTGCTAAAGTCGAAATTCCTGACAGATTCCTGCGAATTCCCAGCGCTCAATTCCTGCGAATTTACCCCCCCTGAAATTCCTGTCGAATTCTCAGCAAATTCCTGAGAAATTCCTGTCGAATTCCTGACGAAGCTAACCTCCTGATTACCCTCGCGAATTTTCTGGGAATTTCTCGGGAATTTCTCAGGAATTACAGGTTCTTGGGAATTCCCAGCAGTGTCATTTTCTGCCGTTGTATCGACTGGAGCACTGGTTTCAGGCTTTGTTTTTATATCGTTTTCAACCTCCGATTTATCAACGATATTCACAACTCCGTGGAATATTTGACTACAGTTACCACAGCGTAATTCGCCTTTAGGATTGCCTTCGGTAGGTAACATTAAATCCTTCTGAACGTCGAAAACAGCGTCGCAAGAAGGGCACTTTACATAGACTGTTTCAGTGCGTTTTTCTTCCTCTTTTTGAGCGACCTTGAATGCGTTATCCATCTCTGTCTGAGTGAGTGCAGGGGACTTCTTTTGAATGACTTCAGCAGGTACTTTTTCTTTAAATAAAACACCAGTGCTGTTTTTATTTAGAGGAGAAAGGAGGTGGTCTTTAGACTTGAAATTAGAAGCGTCTGACTCCCAGTCTTGCTCTGCTTTAGCTTTCAAACTAAAGGCGATCAGTGCCACCAGTTGCTTGATATAAGTCGCATGGAAACAACTCAAAAAGAAAGCACCAATCGACGCAACAATAGATAACAAAGCAAATACAACTAGCTGAAAAGTACCGTCCTCAACGACTTTTAGAGGCTTGTTAGCTTGCTTATTTGACGTCGTAGCAGTGATTTTAGACATCTCAATCAAGTGCTTTTCTTTGATTGTTGCTTGAGCTAAAGCGCGAGTCTGAGGGTCTTTTATATGCAAAGTTGCCAGCATTTTCTTTTCAAATTTTGCAATAGAAGCCTGTTTTTGCAGATCATAACTAACCAAAGAAGTGTCATGAGACGTGATCTGGTTAGTTCTGGCTTCAGCATCAGCAGACTGAGAGCCAATACCAGCGCCAGCAGCTAGTGCCGCGACAAGTAGAGCCAGCGCAAACTGGGCCAAAACGCCCATGTTGTTCCACTTATACAGTCGATAATTGGTGATGAAACTCATGCCTAGCGGTATTTCAAGCGCTGCAATACCGAATCCGACAATCTTCCACCACGTAATCTCCATGAAACCGCTGTCAGCGGTCGTTAGCTTAGCAATGAGGTAATTACTCATGTGATAGCCATTCATACCTACAAAAGCGACTGAGATAGCGAATACAAGTATGCCGAGCCACATGCCAGCACCGACTTCGATATCGTGTACAGCATCTGGCTGTGTTCTCTGTACTAAAGCGCTCATGATTCCTCTCCATTCATTAGAGTTAGCATTGCTGGCAAAGCAATGAACTCACCTGCCAGTGTTAACAGTTCGATCTCTGCTTCATACACGTTGCCACCTTGTGCAGTGATGATGCATACATACGTAACGTCGTCAGACTCAATCACATCTAACATTGCAGTGTCATTGCGACGTGTAATGCAAGGTGTGGACGTGTGACCTTGTTCACCTTCACCTTGCGTGTACATTGCAAGCAAGATAGAGGTACGTAACGCTTTTTGCTTGTTGTCACGTAGGGTTTGAGCCAGTGTTTCGGCTTCTTTCTCTGCTGCTTGAGCTGAGTCATATTTACTAGCTGAAACAGCAATCAAAGCAGTAGTTAAACCGACGAGAGTTAGATAAATAAGGCGTGTATAAATCATAGTTTAGTCCTGATCACTTGATACAAATCACGGCCATTTCGGTCGCTAGAAAGATAATTGAAACGGCATTGAATGCCCTGATACTTGTTGTGTCTCTCAAACCTGTCACGCTGTTCTGAATTATCAAAAATAATACGCTCGTCGCTCGAAGCCTTAGCGGTTGCAGGATGTGAAGAGCTAGGAATTACAACAGTCTCACGGGTTGCTAACTGGTTCATGCTAGACCTCCTTGAAGTAGGCTTATCTGGCCTATAACGCTTGTAGGGTAGATATAAATAACACCACTTTTACCGTTTAGTTTGCCCTGAAGAATACCTTCCTCAGCACACTCTTTAAGGAACTTACTAGCCGTTGTTGAACTGTTTATTTCACTGCATAGTTTGACGATCATTGAGCAGCTAATTGCGTCATTATGATTGCCTTCAATATCCTGCAATTTAAGCTGTCTTTTTAGTTCAGCACGTGAAATTAGAGCAGGGCTAATGTCTTCTTTCTCAGGTTCGCTTTTTGTATCCACACGTTGCAGGTGTTTTGTTGCTACGTTGCAGCTACGTTGCACCAACGTTGCATCATCGTTACGTTGCGCAGTGTTAAATACAGCTGCATCGTCGTCCGACATTTCAGGTGCCAAAAGCGTAGCGTCGTCAAAATTTGCAACGTCTTCATCGTCGATTAATTCACTACCGACAAGCACATTGTCAGCAGGTGTTTTGTTTGGGGGTTCTCTGTACCAGCTCGCCAAAAGCAAACAGATAACAGTCATCGTGTCGTATAAAAAAGAACGAACGATCGTGCCATTGTTATTCTCATTTTTAGGCATAGGTGTTGCCTCCGTTTTATTGTTGTTCTGCTCGGGAGTAGTGCTAATCGATAAACGATTATTGATAGATGTAATCTGAGACTCACGGTGCTGGATCACTTTATTAAGGTCAGTATCAATCTGTGCGATCTGCTTATTCAACTTATCAATCGAGTAGCTGCGACCGCTGATGCTTTTCTTAGTCTCACGAATGTTTGCGTTGTTAGTAGTTGGTCGGTTGCCCATGTCGACTAGTTTTTGAAAGCCAGCAATCTGATCTCCATCGATTACATTTAACGCGACGATTTCAGCAATTTGAGTTTTTAAACCATTCTTACGCTCGTTCGCAGCTGCGCGATCTGCCGTGTTTGAATGATGCAGGGCAGTACGTTGCTCAAGTAGATCAGCATCACGCTTTTCATTATCAGCACTCACAATTTGCTCCGCTGCTTGGCTAGATTGCTGGTCGACTAGTTGAATAGTGTTAGTCGCATGCAGGTAGATAGTCGTGCCAGATACAGCGATACAAGCAGCTGCGATAACGCCAGCCGACGTGCGCTTTAGCCAGCCAGTGTGATTAAATGCAGTATTAACACTGCCGTAAGTGACTGCGGCTAGTACTGCCGAGCCGATAACCGCCATCGTGTTACCGAACTCAGACTCAATTCCCTGGTACGTACCGTATGCACTTCCTGCAGTTGTCACTAAGCCAGCCAAGCGGAATAGGTTGCTCGCGTTAAAAAGAGGAGTGATTTTGTTTAAATTAAACATTGTTAGCCTCCAGCTTCTTTTGAGCAGCGTTGATTTTGCCGAAAGCAATATTCATCTTTGTTGACGACTCGTTAATCTCACTCTGAATGAATGACATTTCTTCGTTTAACCAAGCAGCGGTGCTATTTGCTTTTTCTGCTGCGTCTCTTAGCTCTGCTTGAAGAGCTTTAATCTGTACTTCAGCAGAGTCGGCAGACTGGATAGTCAAAAAGGGGGCTTTCTTTGATAGCGTGATAAGTAATTTCATTAGAAGCTCCTCTCGAAAATCAAAAAGATGAAAACTGCTTCAATAACTATTGAAAAAATGATCGCGTCATAAGGAAACGTGCCTTCGCGACTCGGCTTGCCAGGGAAGATGCTTACAATTGCAAGGACTAAGAATTGCTCAGGAACAACAGTCACGCTGCACCTCCCGTTAGCGGCCAGCGCTTCTCACGTGCAATTGCTGCTAATGACTGTTTTGCTTCTACTGTTAGTCTGGCCAGTTTAATAGATACGCCAATTGGCGCTGGTGGAAAGCTTAGCTTTACTTGTTTAGTTTTAGTTTGTTGTGACATAATATTTTCTCTTTGTTGGCTCGCTTAAACTTTCGAAGGTGCTAGGCGAGCTGGTTAGGGAATGGCGGCTTTTTTAAAGTCGCCTTTTTTATTGCTGCAATAGCGTCTCAGTGGGATTCCTTAGTCTCTTCATGATTTCAGTTCTCTTTTGTTCCGCGTTATCAGGAGAGTCAAAGCTATTGATAATGATGTACTGAGCCATATGGCCTTCTTCTCGGTATCGAAAAGATAGCTGGCCACTTCTAAAGTTTCCTTCTGGCTGAACGGTTGCCTCAAAAAGAGATTTATCCTGATCAGTTTGAAGTAGGGCAGTATTTATCTGAGTGCTTGTATCTAGAAAAAACTGATTAGCGTTTTTCATCATGCAGCCTCTCTCTTGGCAATTTCAGCGGCACTCAACTCACGTCGTTGCTCCAACATCCCATGCTCTTTAAGGCGAGTGCGTGTTGTTGCGCGATTAAGACCAAGCATTTCGGCAGCTTTCGACTGATTGCCGCGAACCTGATCCATAACTTCAGGTAGAGCACCTGAATACACAGTTGTTGTAAGTAACTTATGCAAGCCAACACCACGATAGATTGAAGGCAGACCAGGCAAGTCTTCTTGTGTTGCATCTTGCGTGTACAGCACGGCTATTTCACTTGCTATCAGTGCGAGGTCATCTAGCTTGGTTTGCAAAGCTTTCTGAGAGGAGGTAGTTAGTTCAGTTGTCATCGTATTTACCTGTTTATTTACTGTTTAAAAATAGAACAGGTAAGATATTAATACTTTTAGGGTTATAAAGTAAATACAAAAAGTATTAAATTTTAATACAAAGAGTTTTGATACAAAAATTCAAGACAAAAAAAAGCCTGATAATAAAATCAGGCTTCATGTCATGATGCTGCTCTACTTGGCTGGACTGTCTAGCTTTATTTTGCTGGGAGGAATACCTACATAACAGTATTCAGTTTTCTGTATCTGTGACTTCTCTATTCTGAGTTGTTCATCGTTCAAAGGGTGTCGGAATACAATAGACTCGTCATCTACGTATATAACTAACCTCAAGAGAACTTCGCCTCCCTTTAGCCATACCAAAGCATACTCGTTTAGCGTTAGCGGTGTATTTGGCTCAACAGCAAGACCCCAGTTATTGTCTAGTATCTGAGTTGTATTGTGACCTATCAGTTGAAATGCGTAAGCATCACTGTCCGTCGATAAAAGCATCAATTTACCTATATTATTATTTATTATTGATAACTGATACTTGTGATCCAAAATTGCATTTCCGCGAATAGGGATGATGTGTGCGTCACCAGCTGCTGCCTTCAGCTCAGCTTTTCTTATTGGATCTTCTTCAAAATCATTAGTGTTTTGGTGGGTTTCGTCTAGCCAGCCGTGTGGTAAATCAAACGATCTTTCTATAAGTCGTGCACTTGTGTTACCGATATTTCTTTTCATCGACTCATCATCACTCCACCACTTGTTAAGAAGCTGAGGCGTCTTGTCGATCTTTCGGGCGAAAGCAGACTTATTCCCTGCGCACAGTTCTTTAAGGATCAGCTTCGCGTTAAGTAGTCTTTTTCCAGATATGTCCATCAAATAACCATAGCAAGTAATACTAAAAGTATGAATAACTCAAAAAGGGTTAACTTTTAATTGCAATGTATAATACAAATGGTACTATATTTTGCATGAAGCCCATCGACTACTACATTTCATTATCAACAGAAGAAAAAGAAAAGTACGCAGAGCGTGCAGGATGCTCAATACATCACTTTAAATTGAATTTATTCAGGGTAAAGGGCGGTGTAAAGAAAACTCCGAAGCATGAGTTATTAATAAACTTGGCTTTAGCATCTGAGGGCAATGTGACGATAGATGAGGCCATCGAATACTTCCATGCACAGCCTATAAAGGTATTAGCAAAAGAAATGGGATTTGATGATATTAAGCCAGTACGTGGGCAGTTAGAAATGAACATAACGAATAAGCCAGAAAAGGTGGGCTTATGAGTGACGAAGAAGCAGAGTAATAATGAATGAGCTTACCGAAGCATTGAAGTTAGTTGATAAAAGTTTGTACTTAAATACTAACTGAAAAAATGCCGCACAAATACCCAGTGAAGCGGGGCAGAACAAGTCACTGGAACAATACAAATTAATGCACACAGGGGTGATGTGATGAATTTAAACATAAGAATAGTAAACAGCGAGCCAAGAATCTCGCACAAGGTTATCGCGGAGCACACAGGCTTCAGCGAATACAAGATATTAACAACGTTGATTGGCTTTAAGAACGAAGATGGCCAGCGAGACACCGTTTACATTACAGAGTGTTGTGACACTGCTTACTCAGACCGCACAGCATTCTTTGAGCTTGCTTCAGTACTAAACTTCGACGAGACGTTCACAGAGACCGTCCGCGAAGCGCTAGGTGAGTTCACTCTACCAAAGGCGGAAGCACAATGAGCCGCACAGTTTTGAAACTACGTCTTCACCCCGTTGACATGTTTCGGCTCGAGCTAGTTTTCACTCATTCTAGCTTGAGTTTTTTATTCTCTAAGGTTGCCGCATAGCCGTGGTTACCACTCCGCCAGTAGCTGAAGCAGAGAAGGAAGTCACAGGTAACCGCTGTGGCCATCATCCTAAGCTGCCACGCTTTCTTATCGAAAAAGACCCATTTGAGGTTGCTGAAGGCGAGTCCTTTGGTGACGATGGTACTGGCCAGAAGCGTCGTTCGCGCATTCAATACAAACTCATTAAGAAGATTCAGTCCTACTATAAGAACACTTCCGTTATTCCGATGCTTAATGGCATTAATGGCAGCACTAGGCAGCAACGATCAGAGCGTCGCGAGGCTTGTGTGGCCCTATTAGAGGCGATGGTACACAGCATGGACCTTGTTTCACTTCGTATTGGTTATCCTGGTCAACGTGGTTCAGATGATTTCATTTATAGGACGATGGAGTATCTTTCTGAGAAGGCGCAGATTAGTTACAGCCGAGCAAAGAGGGCGCTTAAGGACTTAAAGTCGTGTGGCATTCTTTCTGTTAAACGTAAGTGCGTTAAGAACCCTGATAAGACTTACACTGGCTTGGCGTCTACAAAGTGCTTCAGTAAGGCATTTATGTCGCTTCTAGGCTTCAATAAGTGGCTTTCTAAAGAGCGTAAGAAGGCTGGTCAGCGTAAAATTGAAAAGGATATAGACGACGATAGGGCAGAGAGACACTCACCCAAGGCTCGTGCAGCAGCTGTGATGTTTACCACGATGTTGATCGATGGTTTGACGGGTGGTGACATGGCACAAGTAGACGATGATGAACCGATTCCAGACCCCACGACATAAGGCACACATTAACGTCAGCGACGTTATCTAGCTGTGTCCGAGTACTTATCCCCTAATAGAATTTAGAGCCTCACAATCAAATGTGGGGCTTTTATTTGCCCGTTTTCCGAGTGTTCAGCAAATCCACATATAAATTTTGGCTATGGCAGTGGATAACTTCTAGTTGCTCTAATTAGGTGTACCACAGTCGCTAAATTAGCGGGTTTTAAGTGTTCCCGACCTCACACTGGGTTTTGGCGTATAAACGTTAAGTGCTCTATTGTTTATACGTTAAGTGTCCTTTCTCAATACGGGTTATATATAAGTACCTGTGAGCGACATGCTGTCACTCACCGGTATATAGAAAGTAGTTGTCGCCTTCGCGACCCGTTCGCCTCTCGGCTCTCTTTCGAGTGCGCAGCAAGCTGCACGGGCGAATGTTTCCAGATTTCGTTCTAGTGGATAGATTGGTGGTTTGCCTATTGTTGATAGTACTAACTAAGAGCAGTGGGTTGCATGGAAAAACGCCGCTTTGGTGCCTCGTTGGGTTGGTACTGTTTTCTGAGGCTATGGAGTGGGGGAGGGATTAAAAGCGAGTTGATCAAATGTTAATGGTGCAGATTCGTTTTAATGAAAATAGTATCTGATGCCTTGGAGTCTTAATTTGGTATTTTAATGATTACAAGATGAGTTGCGCTTGAAACAAGTAAAGTAGAACTCAATATTGTCTATGCACCATAAACCCATTCTTGGTTTATAAAAATAAGGAGCAATACACATGTCCGACGATAATAACTCTGGTTTCCCGAGAACTGTATTTACCCAACTAACTCGTGAGGCAGCACTTCGAGCAATGCAGAACGATGTTGGAGACGATACCTTTGACCCAAGTGACTCTGAAAACGAAGATTCTATTTCTGCACTTGCAGTTTACATAGGTGAGTCAATTGAAGAAAAAGAGATAGACTCTTGGGAAGACATAGAAGATGATGAAGAATTGAGTAGCAACTATCATAATACAGATAAAGACATACGTGACTATCAAGTGTGGCTGCAATCTAGAGAGTACTAAATAAAATTAATTTGTTAAAAAAAGGCCACTAGTAACTTAGTGGCCTTTTTTTAATCATGGCTGTGCATAATATGTACTAATTATAAAAATAACGATATTTGGGTGTTTTATGGCTATAAGATTCACACTTGTGATTTTTTTGTCTTTTGTCCTCAGTTCAGCTGCAGTAGCAGGTGATTGTCCGGGAGGGCTTTATACCTACCAAGCCAATGTTACTAGTGTCTACGATGGTGACACGATCACCGCTGATATTGACTTAGGCTTTCATACTTGGAGGAAGGGAGAGAAGCTACGCTTGGCTCGGATTGATGCACCAGAGGTTCGTGGTAAAGAGAAGGTGCAGGGAAAGATTTCACGAGATTGGTTGCGAGAACAGGTGCTTGGTAAAAAGATACTTATTCAAACGGTGAAGAATAAGAAAGGTGTTGGTGATCAACAGGGGAAGTACGGTCGTTATTTAGTAGAGCTGTTTGTACGTGATGGTGATAAGTGCCGTTGCTTAAATGATGACCTCGTAGATCGTGGATATGCTGTTTACAAAAGATACTAAACTCTCTGCAGAGAATATAAAACTATACAGCAGGGCGTTTAAATCTTTTATTCAGCAGCTTCAATCGAATACCTTCGATTGTTTCAATATCCTTTTGGGGGACCCCGTGTTTTTCCTTTAATATTAGTGAGTTACTATCTGTTAGTATATCTGAGATATCTCCTTTTTTTAAAAATAGTTCTTTATACTGCTCAAACTCGTCGTTTGATATTTCAGTGTAGGGAAGAGGCGTTGCTTTAAATTCTTTTGGCGTTAATTCTAAAAGCCCCCCCGCGAATGAACGACCAATAATCTCTGAGAAAGCCATCGTTAGGGAATTATAAAATGAATAAATTACACTAGTGATATCATAGTTTTCATTAGCGGTTACTCGATAAGCAGAATCAGTTACAAGTAACTTATCCGCGTTGTGTATAAGCTTAGGATATAGATGTGATCTCTTGAAAAAAACAGCTTCAGCTGACCAAACTGAAGGTACTGAATACCATTCTTTTCTATTTCGACATTTATATCTTTGTTCAATACTTTGCATAATCCCTTGCTCTAAGTACAGCTCAGCATGTTCATCCAAAGGTTGATCGGAGAAATCTAGGAAGTGGCAAGGAGAATTTTTATCAGCTAGGAGCTCCCAGTGTTGGTTCGTCAATGAGACCTCCCCATTTACATACCTTCCATTCTTAATTATAGGTTTTGTATATTTTTCTAACTTGTATTGATTAACAGTATCTTGGGAAACAATGAAATAACTATTAGCAGCCGTCACTATGCCTGGGCTTGATGTTATATAACTACCAAGGGATTTAAAATCCTTGTAGTATCTAGAAAGTAAGCTTGACTCATAGCTTGTTAATATATGAGAAGTCCATTTATTAGGGATGATTTCTTCAAACTTCCTGCTCTCTTTACACACAACTTTGTTATCAATAGTCGTAACGTCAGATATGAATAGGCCGCGCTCGGACTCAAGCACCTCAGCCCTTGAGGCGATCAGTAAAATCGCATCTTGCTCTGCGTTATCGAATATCATCTGATTAAAGTATAAGATTTCAACTCGGTTATAGACTTCTAATAAATAGTTCTGAATTTCTTGTGCATGAGCCACTTGCAGAACTTCAGCTGGAAGTAAAAAAGCTAGAACGCCATCTTCATCTAAGTAGTCAGTTGATTTTAGTATGAAAGCTGACCAAGTGTTTTGTAGCTTTCTACTTTTGGAAAATAAGTGTTTTTCTGAGAAATTGTCCAGAAGTGATCGTTTATCTGGATTTAAATACTTTCTGCTGATGTAGGGAGGATTACCAATTATAAGATCATACTTTTGTTGAGTTTCAAAGGAGATGAAATCTTCGTTATGAAGTTGGTTAACATGACTGCTGCTAACGTAATGTTCCAAGCCTTTGCAAGCACTAGGATCTATCTCAACCACATCAAGTTCAATCTTTTTATCATAAAAAGTTGAGTGTACTAAAGGAATAAAAACACCTTCACCGCAAGAGGGTTCCAATACTTTTATAGTTTTTTTTTCTGAGAATTTAGATTTAACTCGATTGACTATAAATTCCGCAATATACTGAGGCGTATATACAATACCGGTATCTTTCATTTATTATCTATTGCTCAGACTTAAATTGCTTCATTAGAACATAGTACTGGTTTAATAAAGGTAAGCATTCCGCTTTTTCATTAAGCCCAAGTGTTGTCATTTCATCTATTAAAATCTCTAATTCAGTTATAAGCCATATCAGCTTATGTCGTATAAGACCTAACTTTAGCTTGTTATACATGTAAGATCCAACTTCTGTTTTTGGTATTATTAGACCAAACTCGTCTCTACCGAGATGCTCATCATATTCCTCGTCACATGGGCATATGTAGCCGACATTTTCGACAACCGAAACTTGAGCAGACTTCGATGGCCAGTCATCACTTTTAGCTATATTACAAACTGGACAAGCATAAACTAAATTAGAATATGATGTTTCTAATGAAGGAAAAAGGCTTTTAGGTGCAAAATGATCTATATGATAAGAGCGCTTCCCCCCTGAAAAGAAGTCATTATCACCACAATATCCACAATTATGATTAAAATCATCTGTTAATTGTTGCTTGTGATCTCTATAGTTTTTGTAAGGATAAGAAGGTTCACTACGAAGAGGTTTAACTCGATTGACTTTTAATTCCATAGTATTTACGCTTCTTTTTTCTTTGATTCTTTGATCAAAAGTCTAGTATTTCTAATGAGCTCATCCAATTGTCCCGAAAGAACTGTAGCTTTAAGTGCTGAAGGAGCCTTGGAAAGACTGTAAGTAGTCTTTTCTAGGTATTCATCATTCTCAATAAATAGTGACTGCTCATCAATTGTAAGTTCAGCTCCTTTTGCTATTTTATCAGTTAAAGCATGATGTACTTTTTCTGCAGAGGCAATTTTATTTCTATATACAGCAACATTTCGACTTATTGTTCGTAAAAGAAGAGAGCTTGACGCAGGATCGTCTAACTCACCTTTAAAATGTATTGTATTAGGGTCATTCGATTGATCTATTGCATCGTCAGCAAAACTAGTTAATATTAAACATGGTAAGTCGTACTTTTTTTTATGCAAAGCTTCTACAAAATCTGTACCCTTATAATATACAGCTGGGTTGTATTCATTAAGTTGATAGTCTACTACTAATATGTCTGGTTTTTTTTCTATAATGAAATCGACAAATTCATCTAATTTAGCTGTAGGCTCAAAGCATTGAAGTGTATATTTATCATCAACAAATCTCTTAAATTCTCTAATTTCTTCAGGCTGTTCATCAATATAAATTAGATGTATGTCTTTGCTCATATCGTTTGACCTGTTCGTGGTATTTTAATTTCCGTACTAAAACCTTTATTTTCAGTAGCCCCTAGAATTTCAATTGATGCGCTATAGTCAATGACCGTATTTTTAACAAGCCACATGCCTAAACCAGTGCCAACTACTTCACCATCTCTACTGACTTTCGTACTATATTGCGCAACAAAAATTTTATTTGGATCTTTGATATCTTTAGATAGCCCTGGTCCATTATCTTTGTATATTACTGAAATAAACTTTTCATTTGTAGTAACACTAATCGATATCTGATTCTTTTCTCTGGGACTTCTGTCACTTTTAAATGCATCCATCGAGTTGACGATAAGGTTATTGAAAATAGTATCAAAATCCATTTCAAACATTCGAATGTAAATTCTTTCATCATCACTATCAAAAACGAAATCTATACCTCTATCACCGCATGCTTTTTGCCAGGATACTTTCAACCTATTGAAGTAAGTCGAAAGGAAAACTTTCTTACGCCTACGTTTATCGCTTTTAATAGATTCAAGTGTGAATTTTAACCAGTTCTTTACTTTTTCATCTTCTTCAATGTTGTCCTTAATAAAGATAAAAGGATCTTTGTGTTCAGGAAGTCCTAATAAGTCTTTTTCTTGTATCAACGGAGAAATTAAAGACTTCATAGTTTCAAAGCGACGTCCTAGCTTTCTTTCTAATGACTTAAGCTCGTGGGCAAAAGATGAAGATAAGATACCAATACTTGCAAAACTGGCGAGCAACCTTTTTTCGCTAAGCAAAACTTCAATTTCTTTTATCTGTTCTTGAACAGTGAAAGCTAATTTTTCTTCTGAAGTATAGCTTTGTGAAGACTTATTTTTGCTCTCTGATGTAATTCGTTCTGCTTCTTTTTTTGCTTCTTGTTTAATTTTTTCAGATTGATTCGTAAGTAATTCATACTCCTCAAGCTGGTTCGCAATATAACTCCGGTCATCTTCAATTGTTCTTAAAATTCCTAGAATTACATTTCTAAATAATCTAAATGAGTGACTATCTTGTAAACCTTCTCGACTTGATTTGTCCTCAAAATCCACATTAGTAAGTCTTGATATTAAAATAGCACCTGTCATATTATTTGGTCTAACACGATATTGACCATAACGATTGACTGCCGCAGGACTATTTGACTGGCGCGCACCCAAATCTAACCAGTCTCTTCCAGTCCCTTCTTCACCATATGGTCTAACCCTAAAATTATCGCGAAATAACTTAATTCCCCAATATTGCTCTAACCATCTTTTACGTTGAGCACTATTGACATCTTTATAGTAATATTTTTCCTTAGCCGATGTCTTGGTCTGTCGTTTCAGAAAATAAAGCGTCATTTCAAAGTCACCTAAGGCTTTTAGGGACTCTTCTCCATAGCTATCTGCAAAACCAGAAACGAAAGTAGTTAGGGGGGCTGGCTCTAAGTTAAAAGTTCTCTTACTAAAAGTGTCAAAATCAAAAGGTGCATTTGCCATACCTTTTTGGTTAAAGACTTCTTTTGGGATTGATTCTATATCGTGTTCATTTCTTGTAACAACGATACTTACAATTTGGTCAACGCACTTTGCATGTAGTTTATAGTCATAGTCCTGACACATTGAAGGTAGAATTTCGCCAAAGTCTTCAGTATTCGAAAATTGGTACAAATAGTTCTGAAAACCAAAAATATTGGGTGGGCTAAGTGCTTCAAGGCTTTTATATAGCTTTCTTATTGTTTGTGTGTCCCAATTTTCTCTAAGAAAATCAATTATGAACAATGTTCCCTTCTGACAACCCTCAAAATGATTAGCAAAGTCGTCTGGCACATCTCGTTCACAAAGAACCTGATATGTAGTAAAGTTTTCTATTGTTGATAACTCTGCAGTGACTTTGTCTAAGGTTTTATTTTCTTCTTCCTCAAATGTTGACCAGTCAACACTCCACATTAAAGTGTTTTCAGAGTTTTCAATAGTTGAATACATCAAACAAGTATCACCTAGTTTATCAAGTGCAAACCGTCCAATGCCTTTAGCACCTGATTTGATGCGGCCAGTATCTGTTTCAAAGTCGTGAAGTTTATTATTCGTACCAATTGTCATCCAGATATCTTCTATGACTTCACGGTTCATGCCCGAGCCGTTATCTGCTATGTACATGGTGATTTTTTCTAAGTCACGATCATCTATACCGATTACGCACTTCGTAGCGTCAGCATCATAACTATTTTTTACTAGTTCTATGATTGCTGCTTGCGCATTAGCTACATTTTCCCGACCAATTAGGCGGGCCGTTCTGGCTGAAACTTTGAATGGTATTTTCATGGTGGGCCATTGTAGCCTTTATAAATACTATTTTGATAGTATAGTGTTTAGTTTTAGCACTACCTCTTGTCTCAAGTTAGAAGTAATTTAATTTCTTGGTTACGTTAAAAGGCCAAAAAATTCAAACAAACACAGCAGGCGAGGAGGAGTGCGAGAGTTGGGCATGTTCAAGCGCTCTGAGGTCGTTGATAGCCGCACTACAGCTGGGTTTCAGGCAGATATAAGAAAGCCCACGCGATCGGTGGGCTTGATTTCATTCAGTATGTAATTCGTTTCACAAATCTGTGGATACAGAGGCTGTCAGTGAGGATGTAAGTCCAGAGCTGTTGATTGTGTGAGTGACGTTGTCACTGACCCACTGCAGTTCGGCTATTCGCTTTCTAAAGCCAGTTGGTACGACAGGCATTTCTGATACCAGCTCTGGTTTTCCTTGTTGCAGATCTAATGAGAGAGTGCTGCTGGCACGATCAAGCCCTAACAAAGCTCCTTCAGCTACCTGTTTCGCCATCTCTTCCGAGCTGGAGTAACCCTCGACGTGATATGACGTGCCCGTCAATTCACCCGCATAAACCAAGTTGTAACGTCTTATGTTTGTTGATACACCGTCGATGAGTGTTGGCTCAATCGTGATGTAAGCAGCGGACGTGCGACTGTATTCGTTGCGTCCGCGCTCTTGATAAGAGTGTGAGCTGGTGTCTGTTCTATCGATAAAGGCAGTGGGCAAGCTGACACCACTGGCGTTGGCTGCGCTACCTTGGCTTATAAAGACGATATAGCCAGACTTAATGCTTGTGGTTGCACCGACCATTTGGGCCAAGCGTGTAATGAAGTGAAGGTCGGACTCATTAACTTGGTAGAGCTGAGCGATACTTATGTTATCAAAGCGATTAGAAACAGCAGCTCTCAAGCCATGGATCGATGCAAAGTAACGGATAATGTCAGCAATACTGGTGTCACTCCATTGCTTGGTCTTTATTTCTTTTATTGAGCCAAGCATGTCGCTTGCCAGTGCATGAATAGTGATCATGTCAGGAGGTCCAGCATGATCAAGGTCACTAACAACGAAGCGACCTTTGTAATAGAGCGTTTCGTCGTAGCCTATCCAGCACTTGAGGGCAGCGCCCTTGGCTGGCCAAGCAACCGTGTCATCATCAGAAATTGTTATAGTTAACGAGTCAGATTCGAGACCAGTTGAGTCGCTAAGACTAAGGCTTATGAAGTTTCTACTGATTAAATCAGTGATATCAGTATCATTTGCTGCGATCTTGTACGTTGGTTTCATGTTTAGTCCCAGAGATTAACTTGTTCTGTCACAACCGTTGGCTTTGAAAGATCAGGAAGTTCAATAGTTAAACCTGCTGGTAAAGTAGCGCCATAGTCGGCAAGACCTCTATTGCTCTCCAGTACCACCTCTGTTGTTCCAATTTCATGGCCATAATGGTTAAAACAAATTAAATCGAGTACGTCACCGTCTCGTGTTTCGTATAAAGTCATCAGTCGTTCCTCGACAGGGAGATAGTCCAGTCGATCTGCTTTTCTTGGCCAGTTCCTGAAAAGTGGGACTTTGTTTCCGAGATATCGGTTATAACCCAGCTGCCTTTCATAAATCGTTCACCGATCCAGTTGTTCATTTTCCAGAGCTCATGCGCCACACCTTTTTCTTTTATGGCATAAAGATCATCCATTATGGTGTTGTCACCAACCCAGCAGTGGAAAATGCACCCGGGCAATGTCATCAACTCAGTACCAGGACCAATGTGTTGGAGGATAGGGCGTTGGCCAACCCGCTCATGAACACTGAATCGTTCAGGCGATTGTTTCTGAACTTCGTCAAATAGTGTCGTATCTAGTTTAAAAATGAACTCATCACCGAATGCAATTTCCATTAACTAATCCTTATGTCGTAGCTGCTGCCGTATTGTTTTCGTTGAACGTCGTCGTGGTGCTTTTTCATTGCGCGTTGCACCGCTGCTTCAACTTTATTAATGAATTCAGCATCGCTTTGATTGCCAGCTGAGGATCCTTCGATCGTTATATTTACTTTGGTTTCAGCAGGTATTTGTTGTTGGCCAGAGTAGGCCTGTGTTTTATCCACAAGCTGCTGATTGATCGACGTGACATTGCTTGGCAGGTTTGTTGGTACAGTATCGTTAGCTGCAGGCTTTAACGCATCAGCTAGCGGTGATGTACCCACTAATGACGAGCTAATGTAGCCATTCCATGCATCATGAATTGTCGAGTAACTATTAGTGTTGTCGAGTTTAGTTAAAGCAGACGACGCCAGTGTTTTCAGGTCAGTATCATCTCCTTTATTGAACAGCTTTTTAACTTTACTGATCAGGCCACTAAATAAGCCTTTTTTTACTTCTGGCTCTACGGGTTCAGCTGGCTCAACAATCGGTTGGACAGCGCTTGAAACCGTTGTCTCCAGTGCCTCATTGATAGTGTTCTCCGAGTTCAAGATCGTATCAGGAGCAATACCCATTACATTCGACGATCTATTAGTTGCGACATCAAAAACACGCTTTATATAGTCGAGATTGTCGGTTTTTTGGTCGTCGGTCATGTTTGACCAAGCACTATTGGCTGCTGTATTGATCTCGTCAGTGATCTCAGCAATTCGACCAGGATCAGTTTCCGACTTGAGTTCATTCATCAAGTCGGCCGTCTGGTTCATGTACTTGGCATGTTTCTCTTCCTGAGATAGCAGGTCATCTTCAAAGCTGTCGATCGTGCTAGAAAATTTGTCCTCAATACTGCTCATTGCATTCGAGAACGTGCCCATCGCACTTGCAGCAGCCATTGCTTCAGCAGCCAGCTCGACATTGCCTTCTTGGCTAAGGTCTAGCGTCTTAATATAACTAAGCAGCTCCTCTTTGGTATCAAGAACACTTGAACCAGTGAGTCCCAGCGTATCGTTTAAATCAGATATTGTGTCTTTAGATGCAGCAAACGTCGCACTAAACTGCTCGGCAGGACTCATCAAATTATTATAAACAGAGCTTAATCCTTCGCTGACCTGCTGAATTCCACCCATTGCATCAGCGAGCTGTGTGCTTTCAAGTGTTGCTTGGTTAATTGACGAGGAAATATTCATCCCAAACTGCTTGAGTAGGGGAGACACAGTACTTGCAACTTGACCAACGTATGCAAAGCGTTCTGATATTTCTTCAGCAGTACCGGTCATTACATCGCTTGCGCCACTGATAGCGTCTTGGACAATCGTAGGCAGCTTGTCATAAGCGACCTCATAAGCGGACTTGGTTGCATCAATCAACCAGTTTTGCATATCCTCTTCAGCGTTATCGCCAGAGAACTTTGCGCTCTCTATCTCTAAGCCAGATAAGATTTCATCAGCACTACTAACACCAAAACTCTCAACTTGAGAGACAATGCTGGACTCCATATTGTCGAAGTAATCGCCCACTTGAGTTGCAACTTCAGAGTCTAGGTCACTGTATTCAGTCCAACGCTTAGTGCCTCGCCAGAAGCTTTTCTTCTTTTTGAAACTTTGATAGTTTTGACCAGACACACCTTCATCAGCAGAGTAACCCAGCTCAAAGCCACCATCAGTTTGTTCCTTTTTACCACCAAATAGGCTCTCAACAACGCCACCTAATGCGGCACCTACAAACCCACCGATACCAGGAAGGATAAAGTTACCGATCATGGCGCCTAAGCCTGTGCCGATTCCCGTTTGCCCGATTGCTTGGCCAGCACTAAAGCCGAGTGTTCCTGCGCCCAAGAAAGATGATGCACCGCCTCCTGTAAGCATACCCATAATGCCAGAACCACCCGCACCGCCAGCACTACTAGCTGACCCAAGTATCGAACTAAAGCCTCCTGTGCCGCCACCTGACATTGCTTGTGAAATAGCGCTACCAATTTGATTTTTAAGAGGGCTTACAAAGGTATCTTGTAATGTTGAAAGCAAACTCTGCCCTGCAGACTTCCAGTCTCCTGAAAGCAAGCCCTCAGTCAGTGTGTCGCCAATTGAACTACCAAAGTCACCGAGAGACTGCATGTCAGCAATGTGTTGCTTAGTCGTGATTGAAGCTTTGGCTTGAGCATCCGAGTATCCTTCAATCTTTAGTTTAAACAGCTCTGCTGCTTCACTACCTTCATAAAGTAAAATGGTTTCGTATTCTAACTGCTGGTTAAGTTCCGTTATTGCTTCAGTGGCATTAATTCGCTGCTCAGCAAGTTCATCATTAACGGCAATGGTTTCTTCCAAGGCAAGTCGCTCAAGAGCTTCAGCAGCCGTGAGACCTTCCTGCTCATAACGCTGCAGCTTCATTGAGTCGGTATCTTTTTCGCGACCGATCGTAGAGAGAGCTGCCTCTTTGCGTAGTGTCTGTAATGACATTACCGCTTGCTCGCGAGCCTGAGTTGCAGCATCGTTGGCAGCTTTGGTATTTATCAGTTGCAGCATCTCGGTCGCTTCAACAGCCGTTAAACTTTCCAACTCATACTGCTGCAACTTCATCGCATCAGTACCTTTCTCGCGCGCGGTCGTAGAAAGTAATGTCGCATGACGCATGGCTGTTAACGAAGAAATAGCTTCTTGGCGCTTCAATGTCATCGCTTCATTAGCAGACTTAGTTTTCTCAAGTTGAAGCTTCTCCTTGGCTTCAGCATTAGTGAGACTTCCTAGTTTGGACTCTGCCAGCTTCATGGCATCAGCACCTTTCTCACGAGCGATCGTAGAGAGGGCAGTTTCTTTGCGAAGTGTGACTAAAGAAGCAACTGCTTGTTCTCGAGCAGAAACTGCAGCATCATTTGCTGCTTTCGTTTTCTCAAGTTGTAAACTTTCGGCAGCTTCAGCAACCGTCAGACTACCCAGTCTGTATTCCTCCAGTTTCATGGCATCGGTGCCTTTCTCACGAGCGATCGTAGAAAGTGAAGTCTCTTGGCGTAGAGACTTTAAAGAGGTAATTGCTTGATCACGCGACTGAATAGCCGATTCATTGGCTGCTTTTAGTTTGCCAAGTTGGACACTTTCCGCAGCTTCAGAGGCTGTTAATCCTTCCTGCTTATACCTCTGCAGGTCCATCGCATCAGTGCCCTTTTCCCGTTCGATAGTGGAAAGGGCAGTCGATTTACGTAAATCTTCGAGATTCTTTAAAGCCTGTGTTCTTTTATCTTCAGCAGTTTTCTCAGCTTCTGTTTGCTTTTTAGTTGCCTTAGTTAGTTTCTCTTTAGCGGTGGTAAACTTTCCAGTTGAACCAGCAACACGTTCCAACACATTGCTCGACTCATTGGTCTCAGTTTCAGCCTCACGTTCAGCAGCTCGTTGAGCCTTCATCGCCTCCAGTCTTGCTTTGCTTTCAGCAATCCGATCACGACTGGCCGCAACGTAAGCAGCATGATCCGCTTTCAAATTATCAGAAATCGACGACTTAGCAGCGTCAGCCATATCACTCGCAGCACTGGCAACAGCAGCAGTTTGATCCTTGATGCCGATAACCAAACCTTCACCCGCAAAAACACCTAGCTGGCGAGTTTCGCGAGAGGGTGAGTGGATATCGAAAACACTAATAACCGAGTCCAGAGCACCTTGCGCCATGTCCTTCGCAGCATCGGCAGCATCACTGGCTTTTGATTTAATACCATTGGCCAAGCCAGCTGCGACTTCTTTACCAGCGTTTAACACCTTTGACGGAATGTCTTGTATATACTCTGCAAGCGAAATTAGCTTTTGCTTTGAGTCACTTACAAAGCTATCAATACCGCCAGAAATAACATCCCAAGCGCCAGAAAAATCCCCGCGTAACAGCTTCAAGCCAACGGTTATCGTGCCAACGACTAAGTCCCAAGCTGTTTTGACGATTGTTTTAATACCCGTCCAAACAGTATCGACAGTGCCCGATATCCACCACATATTGGCATCAAGCGTTTTGCCCAACTCATCGGCAACCACCATGATGTCTTTAAATGCATAAGCAATACCGTCCGCGACATCGCTAATCAATGCACCAACACCATCGATCGTTGTACCCAACACATCGAAAGTCTCGGTCGAGAACACACCCTCAAAAGCACCGCGCAATTTTGTTCCTACCCGGTCAACAAAATTACTGGTACCAGTCTCAACAATCGACCAAGCCCCAGCAAAATCACCCTCAACAACATTGAGCGCAACGCGCAGCGATCCAGTAATTACATCCCAAGCAGTACGAGCCACCTCGGTCATAATGCCAGTGCCATTACTCCAAGCGTTTCGAATATCACCAACGACCAGTGCTATATCGTTGGAAACGTAGCGAATACCGCTCTCCATCGCACTGTAAAAGCTAGCCATGTGAGGACTAATTGAACCCCACACAGCAGTGATGCCAGTCTTAACCTGCTCCCAAGGCGTAAGCGCTCTGCCAGCATCGATCGTCGCAGCATTCTCCATCGCTGAAAAACGAGCCTTAACTTGAGTAAGCATGCCGCTTGTAGCGCTATCAACACCATCACCGATCGCAGACCACATGCCTAAGTAAGCTCTGCCAGCCTCATCCTTTTCCGCGACCGTCTTAACACGTTGAAATGATGACACCGCTTTATCACTAACAACATCAAAAGCCACCGACGCATCACGTCCGAGGCTATTAAAATAATCACCTGCGCTTATCTCAACAGACCAAACCTTCTGTATCTGATTAAATCGATCGACACTATAGGCTGCAGTCGCATCAAGCGCTGTTTTAGCATTTGAAGAGAAGCTGCTCCAGCCATTTGCGATCGCTTCCATCTGTGTTGGCCATCGATCATGAAGGCTCGACAATAAGATGCGAAACTCAGTCTTAACACTACTAATGGCCTGCTTTGCCGTTTCCTCAAACACTAAGAAGCTGTGCTTGGTGCTAGCAACAAACACGGTTAAATCAAAGTTTTGAAGTTTTAGATTCAACGCATCGATGTGGCGAGACATGCCTGGTCCAGCCATGACCATGAACTCAGCACCAACCAGTCCAATCTGGTGCTTTAAGCCTTTGAGGGCATACTTGGTATCAGATAGTTTGTCGTTTGCTTTATTAAGCAAATCAATTTCAGACTGACTAAGAATCTGACCACGCAGCATTGCCTTTTTGCGAACTTCTTCCAACTCAGCAGCGTTATTTTCGAGTAATGGAAGCAGGGCGCTCGCATCATTAGCGATCGCTTCTAACAAGAACACTTTCTCGTTATTGGTAATTCCTTGGACAGTACTTAAGGCATGCCCAATACTTAGCAGAATTTTATCTGGTGCTTGGTTTTTCAGTTTTTCGATATCGAGTCCAAGCTTCTCGACTATATCTTTAGCCTCGCCACCACCATTTGCGACGAAGTCACCAATTTTGTCCGATGTATCTTTGAAGATATCGCGGACTTTTTCCATTTCAAAACCAAGAGGCTGTGTGGCCATACTCCACACTTGCATAGCCTCTGTGCTCACACCCAGCTGCTTTTCGGTTATCTGTAACTCTTTATTTAAAGCGATGACACCCGATGTGGCTTGCCCCATCATTCCACCGCCAAGCGTCCCGACGACAACACCAAGTATTGCAGCACCCGTTTTGAGTTTAGATAGCGAGCTAGAAAAGCCGTCAACAAGACGTGTTGACAGCTTTAGTTGCTTGGCTTCAGTGTTTAGCTGCCCAAGGCTTTTATGTGTATTTTTGAGCTGGCCATTTTTGTCCAGCTCAGTGAGAGAGCGATTAACGCCATCAACATGACTCTCCGCTTGCTTAAAAGGAGAGGAGAAGCGGCTGTCTAAACGACTACCAATGTTTATTGTTAATTTATTATCAGCCACTGTTGACCTCGCGGGCACTTTCTAGCCACTCGATCAGCTCCTCAACTGTAAGATCGAGAATTTCTTGTTTGTTCCAGCCAACTTGAGAAGACAGTACAAAGACTGCCTTCATCAAGTCACCACGATCAACGTTTAGGCTTTCTCTTGCGAAACGAGTTATAAACAGACTCAAGCCCCAGCCAGTCTGATTTCAAGTCCATCGCATGCAGCTGGCTTTTCTCATAGCCACACAAACGTGCAATTTTTTCGCCAAGTGCTTCATCAGCAAATTCGAGAGTGTCTCGCGCTTTTGGACGACGCATAGTGATCTTGGTGATCAACTTGCCATCGATATCGAAAGGATGCTTCAACACCAGTGTGTTGTGACTCTCAATCTCAGGCTCTTCGCCCATCTCATTAAACTTCTTAACGAGATTCAGTAGGTCGAATTCTTCGTCCATCTCCCAAATAGCATCTGTTGGGACGTTGCAAATGTTGCCAAGCATGACTGCAGTTGCTTCATAGCTTTGTGCGTCCTTGACCTGCTTTTCAGCAACAATTTTGTCTAGTAACGTCGGGCGACGCATAGATAGTTTTTTAAAAGTAACCAATTCACCATCGTGGTTACGTGCTTCGATAGGGTATTCAAGATCGTAATGAACCAACAATGCTGCAGCTTTCACATCATCAAGATTTACCACATCGCTTTTTTTAGTTTCTGTATTCGCTGTCATTTTTGATGTCTCCCGACATTAAGGGTTAGGTTTTGGGTTTGGTGTACTTCGCAAAAAACCGCCAGTGCAATAAAGCACTGGCAGTATTGCCAGTTGAACCCAAACAACTGGCTGCGAACGCTTTACAGACCGAGAGCCGCTCGATCTTCTTCTGCAGGTGCCAACGCGTCGTAATCGATAATGACTTCACCGTTTACTGAGTGCGTGTACTTACGGACGTTTAGGACATACTTGCGTGAACCTTCCTCGCCAACCTGAAGGTTGCCAAGGTCTGCTTCTTCCCAGATACCTTCATAAGCAATGACGTGGATGTCACGGTCGCAGTTGATTGCATCTTTAAAGATCGTGCGGAATTCAACACGAGTCGGGCAGTCACAACAGCCCATTGCTTTTAGCACATCGAGGTAAATATCAGAGCTGTTGACTGTTACGTCGATCGCTTCTTTAATCCCCAGCGGGATCTTGATTTCACCTTGAGTACCAGGGAAGTGCTTGGTAATTGTTTTTTGCTTAAAGTTAGGCAAAGAAACATCACCAGCACCGATTTTGTAATTGCCGTTAATGAACACGGCCATGTTGTGCAGGATTGTTGTTTTCATTGTTATTATTCCTCAACAGCCCACTCAGGCAGTACCTGAAGCAAATGGCGGTTTGTGATAGTGCCTGTCACACCTAGAGACTCCAGTGGCTTAGGGACACAGTATTCATAGTTAACCCAAAGACCACCGTCTTTTAGTACATCAGCAGAGTTTTGACCGGGATCAAGGTATGCGTATGCACCAGCTAGCAACCAGCCACGCTTGATCAGTGTGCTTAAGTCAGAATTAATCGCTTTGACGATTTCTTCAATTTGAGCAGTAGACATCGCATGATCAACAGTGTCAGCTTGGTTCGAATCGATGATGCCTCGAATAACTGCGCCCATACGAACGTCAGTTTCAAACTGATAGTCATCGTCTGCAGTGTTACAAGTACGATTACCCCAGAAGTAGAAGTTGCCACTTCGACGAATTAGCGTAGTGATATGCTTTAAGTTCAAAGCAGTTGCTAGGCTTGTTACAGCTGGTTTCCAAGGAACGAGGGCGCTAATGCCATCAATACTTGCGCTAGGAATCGCCACGTTAGACAGTGACTTGTGTGGACCGATTGAGCTATCGATGAATGAACGCATGCCTAATGCCAAAGCAACAGCAGACACTGGCGAACCATCTTTCTTGAACTCAGGCCAGATGCCCATGAGTTTCTCATCGATGCGAGTTTCTTTTACTAGCTCAGCTTCTTCGTGGTCTTCGGCATTTAGCGCGACATAACCAAAACCATCGACAACAGCCAGTACGTCAACCATCGCAGCGATAACGCTGTCTTCACTATCAAGACCAGGCGCACCAATAATTTTGGGTTCTGTTTCGAGACTAGCACTTGCTGTACCCAATAATTCCAAACCAGCTGAAACCAGAGAAGCTTGTTCAACTGGATCAGTGCTGCTAGCAACACGTACGACAACAACAGGTGGAAAAGAGCCAATCGAATTGATCAGACTTAGAACAGTACCTAACGTACCAGTGCTGCCGACAGCAGCTTGTTTGTCTTGTCCGAAAGACTTCAACAGCACCGCTTCATCTAGCGGGAAAATTGAATCATCGGCATCGTTAGCTGTTGCTACGACTCCGATCGGAGTTGCACCTGTATTAGGTGTCGAATACATGACATCAGAGCTTTTAGTCTGATGACGTATTCCTCGAAAATTGTCGGTCATCGTAATGACTCCATATTATTATTGATCGTGCTGCCTCACGGCAGGGTTTTTACTTCTTTGTTACGCTTCAGATGCTGCAATTAAAACATTAGCAACGCCAGTCGCTCTCACTGCAACGTCCTCAAATACTCCAGTTGCTTGGCCTTCTTTAGCTAAGAATGGCATTTTGATTTCTCCAGTTTCAACTTTAGCCAAGAAGCTTTTAGCAGAAGCGATTAAGTCGCTAGCATCGCCACCCGACATGCCAGCTAACAAATTCATTTTGATTTGTTTGTACTCTTCAAAACTCGTGGCTTCATCGAGTGAAATAAGATCAACAAGTTCACCAAGAACTAGCATTTGAGAGGCGTCTGCAACAGTACCAAGCATTGAGTCGCTGTCTGCTACATCCGTGTAAATAGCTGAACGTATTTTATTCACTGAATCTATAGAGCTCTGTTTTGATACAGCTAGATCAATAGTTTCTTGCGGTACACCAGCATCCTGTAATGTTTTAACATCACCTTCTGACGTTTTTTTTACGCCATTTTCATCCCAAATCACTTGATAGCGTGGTTCGTTATTTTCTTCAATATCATCAAACATATATTATAAAGTTCCTGTAAATGGGTTTCTATTCCATGTGTATCGGTTATCACCTTGAGCGGCAGAGAAATAATCTGAAAGGGTACCTTCAGCCGTAAAGCTACCTGCCGTTACGAAGTCTATAGATGACTGATGATCACAGTATCCGAGTCTTGCTCCATCACCATTTTTTGTAACCGCGCTGTTTACTATTGCTACGTTAAATTTTCCACCAACAGATCCATTGAAGAATGGAACTTTTGAACAGCTAATAGTTACAGCCCAGAGTCTTACACTAAGTCCATTGAAATTATTAGTAATCCAGCCTCCAGCAACAGGGGTATCAACTCCTATAACATCGGACTCCATCGTTACCCCTGAGATTAAAAGCGTACCAGTACCATTAAAACCATTAACAATGGTATTGCCATTTCCTGCAACGTCTGCCGTAAATAATAATGTCGCATTAGTTCCATAATCACCTGCTAATTGACCTTGATACCAAATACTGAGCTCTCTATTCCCCACGTCTATACTTGAGCTACCAACTTCAAAAATTGGATGTCCCGATTGAGCTAAAAACTTTATGGAAGTTTTCGTACCTTTGGGAGTCGAATCAACTGCGGCCTTTAAAGTTCGGAATGGCTTATTCGATGTTAAATCAGCTGTCGCGTCATCTCCATCTGGGGAAACATAACGTTCAAAAAAACCATTTGCCAGTCTTTGCATTTCGCTGACTATCGCGATACTTAGTTCTGATATTGCTAAGTCAGTTTTTTCCTTATTTTCAGCCTGAGCAGCAGCAAAACCTTCGCCTTTCTCTCGATGAAAAGCCATGCCTTGTTTATGCTGATCGATACCAGTAGCGAGTGTTTCAGTCAATGCGACAAGTTGTGGATCCATACCATTATCCTTATTGTTGGTTTATCGCTAACGTGCCAATACCTGCATGCACCGTCGCGTTAAAGTTAATCTGAGAGTTCAACAAGCTGGTCACACCTGCTTGCCATGTTTCAACCGATGAGAGTCGTTGCGCTTGTTGTATTACCCGGTCATTTAAGCCACGACTCTGTACCGACATTTCACCGACCGACAACATGGTTACAGCCAAGCCAGAGATGTGACTGAGACTGACTTCATCAACTGCAGTGTTTAAATCCTGCTGCTGTTGCTGTTTCTGCTGTGTGAGCTCAGTTTTCAACGTTGCCGTTTTGTCAGTTAGCTCAAGCGAGTGAGCAGACAACTCACCGATCGCAACCATCGTCGTTGCCAAGCTTGCAGCGTGGCGTAAGTCGATATCAGCAAATGACAAATCGATATTTGCCAAGCTGCCATCATCAACAATTTGAACGCTGTCGAATGGCGCATCCAAAACTTTCAGCACCACACCTTGCACGTATCGAGAGCCAAGCTCCTTATAGCCAAGGTGCTCCAGTGGGTCAGTCGATGACCAAACATAAGCAAGGTCACCGTCACTATCTAAAATACCGACAGCATTAACACGCAAATCCCCAACACCCATCGGTATTGAGAAGGCGAGTGTCTTTTGTTTTTTAGCAAGATCAACCGTCACGTTGCCGATCGCGATCGGGTCAAGCGCATTCGGGATCGTAGTCATTGCCGCGTTAGGTTCAAACTTTGAATCACTAATCACAATGTATTGCAGGTTCAACGACAGACCGTTGGTCTCCTTGGTCAGCAGCTTCTCAGTAGCTGCTGCAGTGCGGATAAACGTCGGTCTAAAATATTCAGTGCTCATGCTTGAGTCTCCGCAAAAATTGAACGAAACACAGTTGGTCGATTCATCGTCACCACAGCACTTATCGTGTCATCAGTAGTTGAACGAACCACCGTATCGTGTGGAGTGCTTGCCTCAGTCGTGCGGATCTTCAAAGGAATACCCATCGTCACGATTAGTTGCATCTCTTGCAGCCACTCGATCGCCAGCTCCAGCTCAAAGCTACAACGAGCTGGCGCAGTGAATTTAATAATGCGAGTAATGTCCTCAAGCACAGAAGCCGAAGCCGACTCCGCTTGCAAATAAAGAGGATCAACAAAAGCATTAACCAGCAACTGATGAGGTACAGCTTCAGCAGGTTCGCGATCTTTAGGTTCGATGATCTGCAGCGTGATGTCTAAAGCACCCAGCGCAGCAGTCACAGCACCCAACGTGCCTTTGTGACGATGTACTCTGCGACTGACTCGGCAAACCTCACGCTTTCTTTCTTCACTCCAATCCGTTGACCAATGATCAACAGAGAGAGCCCATGCCAACCAAGGCAGCAAATCAGCAGGGCAGTTATCAGGATCGTTTAACGCACGTACCAGTATTGGCAGTGCTTCGATCTGTTGGCCAGCGACTTGCTCAAGGGCTAACTCGACTGGCGTATGGTTGTCTAATAAGTGATTAAACATCGCGACCTCCAATCACAAGCGTGATCGCAGTACAGCGAGAAGCTTGGTGAGACTCAATTACAATGTCATCAGCAATATTTAGCTCGACACGTTGCACTCCCGCTTGGTGAGCAGCACCGTGAAGCCCCGACACCGCAATATCGTACCCAAGCTGATACATCTGCTCTGTGTATGCTTCCAAAGCTGCTTGAGCAGCCTCAAGTGCTGGCTCAGGAGAGGGACCAGGATAAAAATACAAAGTGGCATGCACTTCGTATTCGATTACTTCAGCAGGTAGCAGAATAGGGTGATCGGTTACAGGTCGCACAAACTCACCATTTAAAGCCAGCGCAGCCTCATCAAATAACGCTGTATCAGTATCTGGCTTAAGCAAAACAGTAATAGCAACATCACCAGGCATAGGCTGTGCGATTCGAGCATCGTATTGCACCTGCAGCGCGATTACATTCGGCTGATCAATAAGAGAGTGGCTAAGCACACGACTAAAGACAGGCGTATCGATAAACACACCGACGATATCAGTCGATACCGATAAAACATGATATTCATAAGCACCGCTAGCTCCCGCAGTACTAATTGATTCAAGCTTCAGCTGTATGCGATGCCTAAAACGATCGTCCGACTCCATAACTGCTGGTACAACAGGGTCTGCATCCAGATTTTCAGGCGTATCAACAAGTCGCTCGACACCATGATTTGCACCAATGTGGTCGAGGTCAGAATCGGTTGCATAAGCGAGCATCGTCGCCAAGCAAGCTTCATTAAGCTCCTGTCGACGGATACCCATGCGGTACGCCACAGTCGATAAAATCTGATAAGCAGGGTCAGATACTAATGGTCTAGGGAAGGTCGCGTCTTCATTTTCTTCGCGCATTTGCAAAGTGTATGTATCCAACAGGTAATCCAGCTCGGACTGGAAAGACACATTAGCAATACACGCTGGAGCAGGGAGCAGGCTCATGTCCATTAATTGCTTCATAGTGACACCTCGACCGTGTTACCCAGCCAGTCACCAATCACCGTTAGAAAATAATCGTTATCCACATCAGAGTTTCGATTAAACAGAACCTTCGTTAAACTAAAATCAGGCACACCACAAAGTGGATCTCTAAAGACAGCTGCTGCAGCAGAAACGATTTTCAAAGCACCCGTTTGATTCACTGGCGTATCGATTAAATCAGGATAAGCACTACCTCTAGCACGCAGTAAAACTTGCGAGCCTTTCGGAGTAGAAAGCGCATCAAAAACACGCTGCTGAAGGTAGTCAAAGCCTGAGATCAGTTTGCCCGTGTTGCAGTCCATGCCTTTCAAATTAGACAAAGACTCCGCTGTAACATCTGCTTTGATGACTACTTGATAAGTCAGCACAGCAGATGCGGCAGAAGAAGAACTGGATGCGGCCAATGCCACATCCAGTTTTTGCTCAATGCGTGTCAGTAAAGAGTCGCTATTTGAAACAGGCACGACGCCATTCCCAGCCAACATTTGACTGAGTAAGGTGCCTGTCTGATAAGCGTACTCTTTAATCGACATGATTAAGCACCATGAGCCGCGAAGCCGCCCGGGGACGTTTGACCGCTAAGCCCTGCAACAAACTCATCAACCGCACCGTCAGTGCTTGCCATGTCGATCTTGCTTTCCAAGATAACAACACGAGCAGTTAAATCGTTATGCTGTGTTTGCAAGCTAGCAATTTCAGTAATGCGAGTATTCATCTGAGTCTGTAACTCAACGATCGTCACACCATGGCTAGAAACCTGACCTTCAGCTGCAGCAATACGCGTTTTAAGCGCATTGATCTCATCTGTTTGACTTGCGTCAGTCGCTTCCAGTGCACTCTGCAACGTTGCACGAGCAGCATTTGCAGCAACGACAGCATCATTGTTAGTTTGAATTAAAGCTTCAAGACGCTGCGACTCAGCCTGCTGTGAAGCAAGGTTGTTAGCAATATCAAGGTCGATACGAGCGATCGTTGCGTTGTAGTCCGTAACAAACGAGTTCTTCCACGTCTGAAGAGAAGTAGTCAAACTTTCGTTAGCTGTTAAACGGTCATCAAGTGCAACGTAGTTAGTCTGCATCAACGTGTAAAGGTTGGTACCTTCATCGTATGCCGTAGTACCAGGATCAGCATCTGTGATACGTTGTAGCTGTTCGATGATACCCATTACTGCAGTATCTTGACCTGCTAGTGTTGAGATCGCTTCGTCCAGTTTTGCCTGACGATCAGTATCCATCGCGTTAAAGCGAGCATCGATCGCGGTACCAGTCTTGAAACCGAATTCTTTCATGATTTGCGAAAGAGATAAGTTACCTGAAATATCCATTGTGTTGTCCTATTTTAATAATGATTGTGGGTGTTAAGTTGTTTCTGCAGCTGGTCAACTTGTTCGCGTAAGCGTTTCAGCTCAGGATCTTCACCGATCGCAAACACAACGCCAGCTTCAATGCTGCCTTGTGGAGAGATCAGTAAAATAGGGTTACCGACCGAAACATTTGAAATGTGACGGTTCAAAAGGGGCATGTCTGTACAAGTAAGGGAGCCAGATGCGGCAGTTACTTCAACGCTCACAAGCTCTTTTTCTGTATCAATGGACTTAATGCTTCCGTTTAAAAACAAGCTATTCAAACGACGACTTAGCTCAGCATTAGCAAATCCTTGCTGTAATTCATTCATAGTTGCACTCCCTGTAACAGATGCTTGATAAAGATGGCATGCACTGCTTTAGCATCTTGGATATTGATACCCAGCAGCTTTCTCACAGGCATCTCAATATCATGCGTCTTGGTTTTAATCGTGCGACCGTAGTGATGGTTCGCAGCCAACCGACCAGCAGAACCATAAAAGCCCAGTTCAGCAAAATCACCTCGTTGGATGCGTTTCATCTGCTTTGTGATCGAACGGAACATTTTCCCAGTGCCTTTGGATCGGTCTTTCATCGGCAGACCATCAGGCGTGAGGTTTGATTTAATCCGTTTCACATTGATTCGACGTAAGTAAGTCAATGCTTCACGCAGAGCCTTGCGACGAGTAACTGGACCCGCATTTTTTAAAAGCATGTCCAGTGAATTAGGCATAGAAATGAAACTGGCTGTCAGCATGTATGCACCCCGCCATCCTCGTTGCGACTGCCTTCACTCACGGCCATGTCGAACCAAATGTCGTTGGTGTCGTTATTGTTCGCTTCTAAAACATACTTGAGAGTAATGCCTTGGTACTGATCGTTCAGCCACCAAAGCATTAAGCGAATCAGGGCATCAATGTCGCCAGCGTAGCTAGATACATGCACAGACAGTTGATACTTGTTGACCATGTGAAACCGCTCAAGTGAGTCCGTTTTTTCAAGCTGGCCACCTTCTAATAAAAACTGTTCTTCAGAATGAAACTCAGCAGTGGCTTCACCTTCCTCCGCATAAATGCGGAGCTGCTCAGTCTCTAACTTGGCAGTTTCAACGAGATAGTTTTTAAGATGATCAATGCGAGTCTTCATATAGCTTTGATCTCCATGGTTGCACCTTCGTCACCCAATAAAAAATGGACATGGCGAATGTAATCGCCAGTCCAATGGTCAATCACCCCTTCTGATTTTGATATTTTTTGCGAAGCAGCTTGTGTGGTATCGGTCGCAGCAAAGCGCTCATTTAAAATCTTTAAAGCAAAGCAGCACACGGCATCAAAGTAAGCCTGTACCAGCACTTTATCGCTGATCTCAGTATCAACTGCGGTCAGCGTATCTTGTGGAACATCGTCTAGTGATAAATACTCATCATGTAACCACTTCGCACGTTGTTCTTTAAGCTCACCATTAATCTGTCTAATAGCCTCACTCAAACACTGCACACGTCGATTAACGCTGTAATTGTCATCCACCTGATAACGTTCCATAAAATCAACAAGCTTGATCGTTGGAAAGAAAGCAATGTTATTAACAACGACATCAGCCACGGCTTCATCGCGTGGCTGTATGTCAGTTGTTAAAAATGAAGGTGGCAATGTACTCATGCAGGGTCACTATCCATCTGTTTTAATTTTGCTTCTTGTAGCTTTAGCTCTAAAACGTGAAGCTCCACTTTTCTTTGCTCAGCAGCTTGATCCCGGTTGTCTTGCTTCTTTCGATAATGACGATTCATCATGAAAGTAGAGATTAAAACGATGAAACCACCGAGTGCTAACCAGTTCTCAAAAGAGAGTCCTGCAAAAATGGAGAGAAAGCTGCTCACGTAGCTGCCAATTGTCCAACTATCAACGTTGTTCATATTGTTGTTATGTCCCGCTGTTTTCATCTCGGAATTCATCACGTTGTAATTAAAACAAGCTATGCGGAGGGGAATAGGGTGTAAGTTGGTTATAAAACCGTTATCACTCTAATCGCCTCCGTTAGCTTGCCCGTTGAGGAGCCTTTTCAAATCCTTTATGCGGCCTTTAACACCGATGTCGTTTTTCAAATCGTTTGCTATTTCGTAATACTCAAGCTTGGTTTCATTGCTTGCTGGAAGATCAGCAGACAGCTTGTAATAGCGAGCTTTTAAGCTTTTATTGAATGACCAAGTCCCAGTAAGCACTCGATCTTTGAATATACGATTAAACACTTCAAAGACACTGTCAGTGAAGTCCTGTTGTTCTTGTTTTAGCTTAAATACGCGCTCAGCTTCGATGAAGACAGCGTCTGCAGCGATATGCATAGGATCACTTTTAAACAAGCTGAAAACTTGATGAGTCCGCACAGCAAAGTCCGCAAGCTCCTCTAGCCACAACCAATCCTTTGCATCACCAGCCCAGACAATGTTCATGACTAGCACGTCATTCTGAGTCTCCTCTGACTCCATGAATGCCGTTAAATAGTCACGATACTTGTCCAGCAGGGCAGGTTTGCGTCGGTCTCGCTCAGCGTGATCAGGTTCAGCTTTTAGGCCATCCCAATCTGCTTTGCATTGGGCTTGGTAAATAGCATACTCACCATCACCAGTAGGTTGCACAGCAGGAACAACAACAGGCTTAGGAGCTGATGACTTATTGTCACCAGCTCGCTTGTTATGTGCGGCCATGAACTTGCGCCAACTCATGCTACGCTTGCCACAATCTTCCAAACTTCAGAAGCAGGTGCCCATTCGCCTTCCGCATCTTTCATCAAGATAGCGTCAGGGTGAACACATGCCGCACCTTCAGCTGCCTCTAACACGTAATCTTCGCGTGTGTAGTTGTAGTCAACGATACCCTTGTGCTCGTGATCGTCTTCTTTGACTTTGCGTCGAGTACTACCTTTTTGGTAATAACGAGAAAGGTTGCGAGGTGCAGTTAAGAAGATACCGCGACGTGGGAACTCATCAGAACGAATACGTGGTGTTTCACCGTAGACTGATTTTGGAAGGTACTTTTCGACAGCAGCACGTTCCGTTGGTGTCAACGCATCTTCTTGACCAAGCAGGTCGATATTTTCAGCGATCGTTAACTCATCACCGATCAGTACACGAAGGTCGTTACGGTTTTGGAATAAACGATGCATTCTGTCATAGCGCATTGCATAAACAAGCTGGTTGATTGTGCGGAAGTCAGCATCTGGTGCAGTAGGGTCGATTTTAATCGGCACAACTACTTTGTTTTCTTTGTCCCAGCCCAATACATTGTCAGGATGTTCATCCATCATGAACTGAAAGAAGCCTTTATTGACGTCTTGCAAGTTCATGTGTTTTTCGGGGTCAGTATTTTCAGCTTCTGTTTGACCATGCCACATGATCAGTAGTCGATCACGACCTGAAGCAAACGTCACCATTTCACGGTAGCGCTCATAAAAGTTTGGCAAATTGGCCCAAGTGTCGATCTTGTCCCATGTGACGACCGTATCTTGCTCAACTTCAAACAACTCATAAGAGCGCTGCTTCATGCTGGTCGGATCAGTAGGGCGACGAAGGCTGCCGTTTCTAGCAGGGTCAGGTGTTCTGGTTCTCTTGGTAATGGTCTTTGGAACTTCCATCCCTAAGATGCTGCTTTTAACTTCACGCACACCGTAGTTATTGATTTGCGATAAAAATGCATTAGTCTGCATGACTGTGCGTTCAAAGCTTTGCTCAACGCGAGGCGCAAGATTGAAAGGGCGACTGATATCCGTAGTATTATTAATACGTCCAATCAGTCCAATCAGCTTGTCAGCAGCTTCACGTGCTTCATTTGTTATTTTTGTCATCGTTATGTCTCGCGGAGAGAAACTTAGCAAAAGCTAAGCCGAAGGGTCGCTTCACAGCGGCCTTCAAGGTTGGTTGATTTTCAGCAGTCGTACTTTTGCTGTTCCCAGTTTTTAGCGTCACCTGGTCCCAAATTCTCGGGATCATCGTTATTCAAGTCTGGATCAGGCTGGCCTTCAAGTTCAGCAACTTTGTTCGTTAAAGTTTCTACCTGAGTTTTCAATTCTTTGTTTTCAGCTTTTGCCGTTTCAAGCTCAGTGTCTGACTCGTTTGACGGAGCAGGGTCTGGCTCAGGTGCAGCAGGCTCAGGCGGTTTTTCAGATAATTTGTTCAGTGCATCAACCACTGGTTGGTTTGCTTCGGTCACTTTGTTGCCAACGGCAGTTGCCAATGCTTCAATTTGGTCTGGAGTCATGTCGTCATCGCTCTCATCAGTATTGTTATCACTAGGAATATTTTGTGGGTCACCAACAACTTTATTTAACAGTTTAAGCAGCCACGGTTGAGCCTCTTTCTGCTGATTAGTCATGTAGTTATCAATACGATTAGTGAACTCTTCACGTGGATTTTGAAAGTTGTCAGCAGCAAATTCCCAAGAGTTATCAGCAAGCGTTTCTTCGGCATCATCAAGATCAACTTCATCAGTGATGTTGTGAATCAATCCAGCTGCTTTAGCTTCTTTGGCCGTCCACCAAGTTTCCTTCTGGAGTAGCGCTCTGACTTCGCTTTCACTTTTATTAAGCGCTTTCATGAAGTCAGGAATTAACGAAGCATTCTCATGTTTGATCAACACATTAGCGACATGTTCAAGTCGTGCAGCATCACCCCAAGCACCACCTTGAGCACGATGCGCCATGATCAAACCGTTAGACGCACACTCAGCTTCGTTAGCTGCAGTTAACAGATAAGAACCCATCGATAGGGCATAACCCATCACTTTCATTTTTACGTGTGCTGAGTGCTGTTTAAGCGTGTTATGAATAGCTAAGCCATCATAGAAACTTCCACCGACAGTGTTTAGATACACTGTAATCGTGTCAATATCGCCAGCTTGTTTTAGCTCAGCAGTGAAGTTGTTTACGTTATTTCGCCATCCACCGATAACTCCATACATAAAAATGTCTAGGTGCTTCTTTTTAGAATTGGATGCAAGGGCGTACCAGTGTGGTTGGTCGCCCTTGTTCTTCACTAAATTGCTAATTGCTGTTGGTAATATCATGGCCTCCGATCATTTCAACAGTGCTTATAGTTGTCACGACTTGCAGTTCTGATTTTGAGGTATATCAGAACTAGCGAAGAGGTGAATTGAGCGCACTGGCGGTATGTTCTGCTTATGGCTGAATATACAGAAGAACAAAAAAGAACCGCCAAAATGCTCTGGCAATCTGGGATACCAGGCGCAGAGATCGTTAGGCTTTGCGGCCTTAATAATATCCGCATCATTTACACGTGGCGTGACAAAGAGAAGTGGGACAAAGGCAGCTCAACCGCTAATGTCGAGCTGAATGTCAGTATCCGCTACAACTCCATCATTGACTCACCAGACCCACTAACACCTCAACAAATGAACGAGGCAAAGTTTCTGTCTGCCGAACTTTTAAAGTTCACTAAAATAGAAGCACTTGAACGTGGTGAGTCGGTTGGACGTGGCAGAACACCAGGCGTGAAAAATGGCCAAGGTAAGAAAAAGAAACCTAAGAAAAATGACGTCAGTCATCTCACTGCAGAACAGTTTTTAGAGTTCAGAAAAAGTCAGTTATACCCTCATCAAGTGGACTGGTACGAAGCAGGTATTGAGAAATATACCGACCCAGAATTCAAAGACCGAGAAGGGAAGCTGGTCGAGCTATACAGAAACAAAGTGCGCTTCATTATGAAGTCACGAAAAATTGGTGCGACTTGGTACTTTGCATACGAGGCTTTTGAAGATGCGGTTCTAAATAACAATAACCAAGCTTTTGTGTCAGCGACTCGTGCTCAAGCCGAAGTGTTCAAGGCTTACATTAGCGCGATCGCTAAAGAGTACTTTGATGTCGAGATATCAGGCAATCCAACGACTCTAATTAATGGCAAGCATGAAACTATGCTGTACTACCTATCAACTAATATTCTTAGTGCTCAAACAGTCGGTGGTTCTGTGTACTTTGATGAGTGTTTCTGGACGCGTAATTTCTCAGAACTGTACGACGTTGCAAGCCCGATCGCTTCGTTCGCTAAGCATCGCATCACGCTGATTTCTACACCCTCCGCGATATCACATCCAGCATATCCAAAATGGACGGGGAAAGAATACAACGAGGATCGAGCTGAAAAAGACAAAGTAAGCTTTAGTGTATCGCATGGCGCATTGAAGAAAGGGCGACTTTGTGAAGATGATATCTGGCGACAAGTGGTAACTCTTGAAGATGCAGTGGAGAGAGGCTTTGACCTTATAAGCGTCAAAGAAAGAAAGAAAAACGTTCCACCCAATAAGTACGCTAATTTTTATAACTGCAAGTTTGTCGACGACTCAGATAGTTACTTCAAGCTCTCCAAGCTACTCGCACTAGCAGAAGATCCACTAGTTATTCCTCACTTTGATGCTGAAAGCGATCGACCGTATGGGAACCGCCATGTCTCAATTGGTTATGACCCGGGCGGCAAGCAACATTTCGACGCAGCTGCTCTGACGTCTGTACCAACCAATGATCACGAGCCTTTCTATGCCTTAGACCAACACATGATGCGGAACATGCCCAGCTATAAGCAGTTCGAGCGAGTTAGAGAGTGGATGAATAAATACAACGTCACCCACTTCGAGTTCGATACAACAGGCGCAGGTCAGGATATGGAGAAATATGCAGAGAAGGAGTTCCCTAACTGCACACCTGTTCGCTACAACCCAATGTACAAAACTGCGATGGTCAACAAGGCATCTGACCTGTTTGAAACGGGTCGTTTCAAATACGACATCAACAACAAAGCGATCCCGCTGGCTTTCATGACTGTCTACGAAACGACGACCGCTAAAACAGGGCAGATCACTTACGCCTCGCGTGAAACTCAGGAGGCCGGGCATGGCGACCTTGCGTGGGCATTTATGCATAGTTTCATGTGCGAGGACTTTGTACCCGACCACCAAGGCGTCACAGGTGGCGTGTACTAAACATTAATTAACTTTGAAGGTCGCTGTGAAGCGTTCCTTCGGCTTAGCACTGCTAAGTTTCTCGACGCGAGATATAAACAATGACAACAAAGAATAAAGAACAGGATGCTGAGTTACCTGTGAACGCTGGCAGTTTTGGTAAGGCCGACAGCGCATTAGCGGACAATCCATATTTAGAGCATTTCAGCACAACAATATTAGGCGAGGAAGGCGAGGACTACTACGAGCCACCGATTAGCTTTAGCGGCTTAGCGAAATTGTTAAGAGTTAATCCTCAGCACTCGCGTCTGCCTTCGTTAGTTGCTAACTGGGTTGTTAAACGCATGAAGCTAAACGATTTAATAAGTCGTGAGAGTGTCCGAAGAGTGGTCATGGAATATTGTGCGATGGGTAATGCGGTTGTTGAGCTAGAAAGAAATAGACGAAAAGAAGTTATCTCGGCTAGCCATCGTCCAGTGATAAATATCCGAAAGCTGCGAAGGAAAAAAGAGCAGTTTGGAGAGCTAACGGATGGGAAAATAACGCCTTTAAAAATCGGATCGATTGTCCACATCAAAGAATACGATTTGATGCAGTCTGTATACGGTGTGCCGTTCTGGATCGGTGCTTTGCAATCTATCCTGCTAGGAGAGGATATCCGATTATTTCCTCGTCGCTTCTTTGGTAACGGTGCACACGCTAAGCAAGCTGTTATTACAACAGGCTTGGGATCAAACGACCGCAAGGCAGTTGATAGTCAGATATCAGAGACCCGTAACAACGGCCAGTTTAAAACCATCGTGCTGCACATGGGGAAGGGTAAAGCCGACGACCTTATCAAGTTTATAGACTTTGCAGAGAACGCTAGCAAGATCGAGTACGGCAAGTTGTCCAGCATGACTGCAACGGATGTTTTAGAAGCATGGGGTGTACCGCCAGAGCTGGCTGGCCAAATGCCAGATGGCCCTGGTTCAAGTCGCGACTTGGATAAGATCGAGCGCGTCTTCGATAGCACTATCATTGTGCCTATTCAACAGTTGGTTGCCGAGACTATAAACCCGTTTTTGCCTCCAATACATCAACTGGCTTTCGATGACTTTGAAATGTCTGAAGAATTAGCAGATTCAGAGTGACGAAACACATGGTCTCGATAACTTTATGATATAGTTTAACTATAATAACGATAGGTTTATCTTATGAGGATTCCATGTAGTAAGTGTGGTGAAAATGCAGTTGTTATTGGTCGCCCCAAAAATTTAGAACACTCTGTTGTTTCGGAAAACTGTGCGGAGCAAATAGGCCGTATTTATTTAGTTTGCCGCGCATGCCGTTGGACAGGACATGCTGATTGGATTACGAGAATGAAGGCTCCAGAGCCAACGGAAGAAGAACAAAAACCGTACTTTGATCTTGGGTTAACTGTTGCTGGTTAGCTCTGTTTTTCTTATTTATAGCCATCTAAGAGTTCAGGCGTTTTAGTGCGAGTTGTATACCTGATTTAATGATGTTGCTGATCTAGTTTCAGCATTAATTGTTTAGTCACTGAAGTACAAACTCGTGAAAAAACCTTACATATATAAGCTCGAGGCGGATTACGCTTTTCGAGCAAGCTTTGAACTAGATCAGCTTCTAGTCTTTAAGCATAACAATAAAATATGGCTCGTCATTACACCGACACGCGACATTATTGTTGCTAAAGACTATGCGTGGGATGGTTGCTCTCCAAAAGTCAGTATTGCTGGCTTCACTCTTGGAATACCTGACGGTGAGATACACCCAGAAACTGGAAAGCCTCGCGCTTATTTCGCCAGTTTAATTCACGATGCACTTCTGCAATTTTCAGATGATCCGCGCATGCCTTTTTCTCGTGCACAGATAGACGAGATGTTCTACGACATTCTAAAACGTGATGGCTTTAAAGCTGCTCCGCTGTACTACTTTGTTGTTAGAAAGCTGGGTGGCTTGTACGCACGATTTTTATCAAGACACATTGAGTAGACCATTGCCGTGAGGCATAGGAGAAACACATGCTAAAAGATACAGAAGTAATATCAAAAACCAGAGTTCGTATTATTCGTGGCTACCAAGGCACCCCTGACAAATGGCTTCATGTTTACCTGACGTCAGCTGGGAAAAGTAAGCAGCCCAGAAAAACACTTATATTCGACGACTGTCAGTATGTGCATTTTTATGAAGCAGAAGTTGAAGGCTTTACTGCTGTCGGTCACCCGCTGAAGGGTAAAGACTTCGGCATCGAGACCAGAAACTGTCACAGCGTCAATTTAGTCTCACCAAAAATGCTTGGTGCTCCTGACGACAGCACAAAAGAAGCGTGGCTGGCCACCGTTGGTAACGGCATAAAAACACACGCTAACTGCTCGGATATCACGATCATTAATCCGACTATCGACTCAATACACGTCGGTATCTGTGCGATGGGTGAAAACACTCGAGTAGAAAAGGGAAGCATTACACGCTTCTCAGGTGACGACCTTCAGTTTGTTAATCATGGCTGCCAAGCTATTGGTGTGAAGCTCGCTTGGTTCTTGCGTGTACTGCCTTACAAGCACTGGCATGGTGACTTTGTACAAGTCTTTTGGCCAGACAATGCCGACCGCACGTATTTCAAAGGCATCAAGATCAGAGATTGCCATATCGAAGCGTGGGAAAACAAAGCAATACACAAGTGGTGCAGCTCACCCGATCAGGTTGCTTTGATCAGTGATGGCATGGCCGATGGTGCTGAGTTCATTAGCAATAAGATCTATACAGACTGCCCGATAGTCTTACTTTCTAATCCTTGTGTTAACAGTCTTGCAACAGACAACGATATTTATGTGACGCTACCAACGCAAGCAAGAGCGGCAATAGTAATGACGTTCGATGACGATCGTAAAAACTACGGCTGCTCACCAAAAAACAATATCGTTGATGATAATAGACAGCATGTATTTAACCCTGACGCTCGTTCATTGGTATTAGGATCTGAAGCTTTGAAGATAGGGTTTGAAGATGTTCAAAAAGGAGATGTTTTTAAACAAGTATTTGATGACATTTTCGTTAAACCATCAAGATTCTCTACTAGCGATCAAGTAGTACCAGGAACAAAAAACATCTTCGCTCGTGAAGTCCTATCGCTTGCTAATAAAGGTGCTCCAGCAGTCACTGACGCAGATTATGCTGTTGCAGCTGAACGTTTAGTCCTTAGTTTACGCATGATCAAATCAGTCGGTATCGTTGAGTCTCGCGGAGATGGCTACAACAGTGACGGCTCGTTAAAGACCCTCTACGAGCGTCATAAATCTTATAAATTCTGTAAAGATGCAGGGTGCTTGGCTTTAGTTAAGAAAATTCTACCTGCTGACATATTTGCTCGCAAAGCAGGTGGTTATGAAGGTGGCCTTGCTGAGTATTCTCGCGCAGAAGAAGCGTGTATTGGTATTACTAAAGCACTCATGGAAAAACCAGCTCAGAGAGTGATGCCATCAGACAACTCTCAAAGCTGGGCTGAAGAAAAAGCACTCGATATCGTTCTCAGATCAAAAAGCTGGGGTGGCTGGCAGATCATGGGCTTTAATCACAAGTTAGCTGGATACAGCACCGCGCTTGAGATGGTCCAAGCATTCCACCAGAGCGAAGCAGTACAGCTCGATGGCTTCTGTAGCTTCCTAGAGAAAACAGGATTGGTAAAGCATCTGCGCGAAGCTGAAAGGCTTATCGACGCTGGCAAAAACCCACGACCTGCACTTAATAAGTTCGCCATCGGTTACAACGGCAAAAAGCATAAAAACTACGATGCAAAAATCGCAGCGGAATATCGTAAGCAATCACCTGATCCTGTTGAGTTTGACTCAATGGGTAAATCTCGCATTACGTGGGGTTCTGGTACTTCAATAGTTGCTGGAACAACCGCAACAGTTAGCGTAATTACTGAGCTAACAGGAGTGCTTGAAACGGCAGTAGAAAAGAAGGACGAAATTGCTGAAACAGTCAGTAATGTGAAGACTAACATTGGTGCACTAAAAGACGGTGCTGAGGCTCTAAAGGATGGTGCAACGCAGGTTGTTGCTAGTACCACGGGTAATAACTGGCTGTTGTGGTTGCTTCTAGCCTTACTCATTATCAGTAATTTAGGCAGCATTCTCTCGCTGTGGGCACGATTTACAGACCGATGGGCAGGTAAAAACTAATGATTATTTTAAAACGATTACTCGGTGCAAGTAAGGCGTGGCTGTGGGCTGGTGTTTTAGTCCTGGTCGCGCTTGCGGGATACCGAAAGCAAGTGCAAGAAATTGAAAAACAGAGTCACGCTGCAGCAAACGCCGAAGCTGAGAAGGACTCAATATTGGAGACCGTGGATGTTATCAAAGAAGTACATGAGGTGCGGGATGCTGTTGGCGATTTTAGCGACAGGGATGTTGACCAGCAGCTGCTCGACAACGGCTGGACGCGAGACGACGACGAAGCTCACTTCTGAAAATAGAGAGCTACTGGCTTGCCAGTCGTTCAAGTTTATCAATGTTAATCGCACTGCCGATGCAACATTGAAGCGTGACATTTTAGCTCACAATTTGGCATATAAAAAAGTGTGTCGTGAGCAGTCTAATCAATTAAAGCGAGGTACTAAGGGATGGATTTAACAAGAGCAATGCATAAAAAGCATGGTGAGTTAATCAACGTCGTTAACGAGCAAGAAGAGCTAGCGATCAAAGCAGTGATGGAAAAGTTCTCTGTTATACGTGTTGGCATTGATCAATCGTTTGGTATCGAACGAGCATCGGTTAAAGCTAATACAGGCTTGGAGATCGCACCAGAGCTTGGTACCGATGAAGACGTGCCGATGGACACCAAGCCAGTAGCACTTGGCGCAACGAGTTGACATAAAAGTTAACAAAACACCGCTCAGTTTTACAAATAGAGCAAACTGAAATTTATAATAAAAAGGAAAGTAGGATGTATAAGAACAAAGGGATGATCGCGGGTATCTGCAGAACAACAGCTTTATTGCTTGTTGCCTTAATGTTTGGACTGGGAGCAACTGCTTGCAGCTCCGACACTGTGTCATTTGCTACGCAAGAACAAGCGCGTATGCAGGTAAATGAGAACGCTGAATATAACGCAACTAACTGGCGCAATGAAAATGCACCAAAGCATAAGATATTAATGCGTGGTGATTCCACCATTGGTGAAAAGTGTGCGAGGGGTGATGGCTGGGTGACCGTGGATCTTAAAAACCCAACTCATAAAGCGGACGTGATAACGCTCAAATGTTCATCTGTATCAGGAAGTATTGGGTGTCTCGTTTTGGAAGACTTCCAAGAACGGAAAGAATATTTCAAACAAGATGGTCAATGTAATCACAAATTGCCGTTTCCACTGCCCAAAATACAACTGTAGCTCCAAGAAGCTACTGAAAGAAAAAAGAGCGCCCGTTGATACGTGAATATCAACGGGCGTTTTAGCTCACAGATTAGACCTGCGTGCATAAACCAAGGCTCTCCTTGTCTGGCCGGACGAGTGCGAGTATTCAATAAAACCAAAAAACGATCACTTCAAAAGTGATCAAAGGAATATTTATGCCGACTAAAAATAAAATTAATACCGTTCGTCCACCACTAGCAGGTTGGTTAGGCGGAAAATCAAAACTAGCAAAGAAAATTATTGCTGAAATGCCTGAACACAAATGTTACGTGGAAGTGTTTTCTGGAGCTGCTTGGGTGCTATTCAGAAAGCCCGAAAGCAAAGTGGAAGTGATAAACGACTACAGCCGAGACGTATCGAATCTGTATCGTGTGATTCAAAACCATCTCGAAGAGTTCATTCGACAGTTTAAGTTTTGCATCGTATCCCGTGACGAATGGGATCGCTTGAACTCTGTGCCTCCTGAAACTCTGACAGACATCCAGCGAGCAGCACAATTTTATTATCTGCAGAAGATGTCATTCGGTGGCAAGGTTAGCGGTCGTAGCTTCGGTACAGCGACAACAGCCAAGCCTCGCATCAATCTGTTACGCATCGAAGAAGAGCTTTCTGAAACGCATTTACGCATTGCACGAGTCATGATCGAGAACTTGGATTATTTGGACTGCATAAAGCGCTATGATCGCCCTCACACGTTCTTTTACATTGATCCACCTTACTATGACTGTGAGAACGACTACGGCAAGGACATGTTCAATAAAGACGACTTTGTGAGGCTTGCTGAGCAACTGGCAACGATCAAAGGAACGTTTTTGCTGTCGTTGAATGACCGACCTGAAATTCGCGAGATATTTAAAAAGTTCGATATCTCAAGTGCTGATACCAGTTATTCAGTTGGGACTGGTGGACCAAAGAAAGTCAGCGAATTAATTATCAAAAACTATTGATCACTGACCTACAGTAAAGAAGCCCCAGTTAACGCTGGGGCTTTCTTGTTTATACCTCTTGTTGGTAAATCTCTTGCAGGTCGTCTAATGCATCCATGACTCGCGCTGGCTTACCCCTTAATGGGCTTATTCCTTCCTCTGCTAGCGTTTCTAATATTTCTCTTTTTGCTACTTCGTCACCGTTAAGTGCTCGGGCTATTAATGCGGCTGGTATATCTAAAATCTTATCGTTACTCATGCTCTTCGTCTCCGTTTATGTTGTACACATTATTGCTTCGCGTTAGAGACAAAGTGAGTTTTTTAAGTACTAAATAAGTACTATATTCTGCTTGCTGTATAAGTGCTTATTTAGTACTATATGTTCATCGGCAGCAACAAGTCCAATAATTACTTAATAATGGAGATAGATATGGAATTCACAGCAAAAGTTAATAAAATACTATTAAATATCGCTAAAGAGAATTTTTCAGTAGATACACTAGAAACTAAAAATACAGGAGAAGATTATAGCGAGGCATCAGTATGGGGTATAAAAGAGGCGCTAGAAGAAGCCTATAAAGCGGGGTATGAGGCAGGAGAAAAAGGTACTAAATAA